ACCTTTCCTGCGGCGGCTCGCGTTCAGCCTTTTAACGAGAACTCCGGCGAGTATGCGTACGAATGGATGTTCGAAATCCCGCAGGAGGACTCCTTCTTCCCCTATGGAACCTTTAATACGTCGTTTCTTCTTATAAATGCAGGATCCTCTTTTCTGCCTGCATGGGTTCCTGGGGGTGATGGGTTCTCCCCGTTCGCTGCGATCCATAACAATGAGACAGCCGGGTCCACTTGTACGAGCGCCGTCATCACTAACTGGCAGTACAGATGGATGAAGTTCCGGGGGATCTCGCCGTGAGTAACACCCGAACCACTCCACCAGCAGGCCCTTGGGGTTTTCTAACAACGACTAGACGGGCTCCGACCAGCGCGTACCAGCGCATTATGGCTCCAACACAGGATAGCTGGAAGGACTTCTTCTTTCAGAACATGGGGTTCTCCGCCCCAAGCCATACCGAAAACGTACCTAATCTTGCGGATGTCACCCACGACGTGCCGGGAGGGATCCTCTGGGAAGTCCAAGGCACAGGTGGTGCGCCCGAGTTCTATTCCCGCAAGAAGGTGACCCTCTTTACGGACGGCATCCTTGAGTTTGAGGATGCGTCGGGAGTAGTCACGCTCACGCCTGGGCCAGGGACTACGCTGCTACCTCAAGATTGTCTCGCCATCGTTTGCAAGGCAACCCCTTTTCATTTTCCTATCTCCCTGCCGGGGACAACTACACCAATCCCTAAAGCAGTACAACGAGGGTACGTCATTACCAATGCCGTCTTCGTCAATCAAGGCGTACGCCTCACCCCTGGCGTCTTAGGAAATACTCCAGGCATGGTGGTGGCTGACCTAACTACGGCTCCCCAGCCACGTTATGTCTCTCAGCGATTAGAGTTTGGCACCGGGTCTGTACCTACCCAGTGGCGTTCCTTTACAACGGCTATGCCAGGGCCTCTCGTTGAGAGTTACATTTATGGTACGGGGACGCTAGGCATTGAGGACCTGGATGGAATAACGGTGCAGTTAGTGGGAGGGCCCAACACGGAGCCCTCATTAAGAAACTCATGGGGAAACTGGGTTGGGCCGCTACCTACTCAGGGCCCCTTTAACTCGGTGAGTGAGGGCAATACCGGGGACATGGATGTAACGGACCTCAGACCGGGGCTGTTCTTAGGTAACGAGTTAGGGTTCCCGACGCTTCGGACTGCCAATATGTGCGTGGACACAGCCAAATGGCTAGCTAGAGTTTATATGTTTGGAGGGGCTTACCCCTAAAGGAGAGAGCTATGAAAAAGTTTCTGTCACGTAAGTTGATTCTCACCACAGCGGCGATTGCCTTGGTGGCTGTCGTCAATCTTCTCGGTGCTCCGCTCGACGAAGCGGCCCTTAACTCCATCACGACGATGGTCTTGGGTCTCGTCGGAGCTCAGGGTCTTGTTGATTTCGGTGAGGCTTGGAAGGCAGGGACTGCCATAGCCGAGGCCGTAGACGGTGAGTAGCCTACCCGAAGAGATTAAAAAAGAAATCGAATCGGTAGCGGTGGACGCTGTCGAAGAGTTCGTGGAGAAGGAAGGCATCGAGCCGGACCGAGGCCTCGAGCTGCTCGCTGACAGCATCGACGCGCTATTGCCTCTAGGAGCCCTCGTAGGGGGTCCGCTAGGCGCGAGCCTAGAGCGAGGCGACGGGCCTGCCATAGAGGCTATTCTGCGCGCTCTGATGCCTCTTCTTAAGCCTAGCCCTGATAAGATACTAGCCCGGGCTGATAAGGCTGAGAAGAACGGGAACGACAAACGAGCGGCAAGACTACGCAAGAGAGCGAAGAGGGTGCGTAAGCGCCAGGAGAAACAGGATGCCGTTTCAGAGCGATAAGCAGCGATGGTGGATGAAGAAAAATAAGCCAGAACTGGCTGCCCGATGGGAACGTAAAGGTAAAGCGGCAAAGAAGAAGGCAACTCTCAAGGTCTTAAAGGAAGATAACGATGGCACAGATAGACACAAAAGATCCTAAGGCGCTCGGCGCAGGCTTGCTCCTATGTGCAGGCCTCGTAGGGAGCGGCTCTATGCTCGGGGTAACCATCGAGCCTGAGTCTGTCACCGAGCTGAGAGTTGACCACGCCAAGCTCCAGGAGAAGACGCTCTTCTTAGAGGAGGAGTTGAAGACATGCCGCACCGACTTGGCTGCACGCGACGCAAAGAAAGGGGCTCGTCAGTCCCAGAAGGGAGGTAAGTAATGGCTTACGGACAGTCAGACCCCACCGCCTACCGCCAGTGGGAGATGCCGCAGGAGGTCCCCGAGCGCGAGGACATCGACTTCAGCAGCATGGATATGGTCTCCCTGGCTAACGGCCTGGACGAGAAGACCATCGTCAGCCTCAAGGAGTCAGAGGCGCAGGACCTGGCGCGTCGCATGGCCCGGGTGCCCGAAGCGGAGGAGATTCTAAAGAGGAGAGGGGTGCATAAGCCACTCACTTACATGGGCTCAGGGATGCCTTCCTTGGTGGAACGAGCGCAGAGATCGGCTGGCGTACTAGGGCGCCCTCTTTCAGGTGAGATTGCTCTCTCGCTTTCCAACCCCATCGTGGACCTCTTGATGGATCTAGAGATGGTGAAGAAAGGAGTAGAGCAGAGAGACCCTCTCATGGCCTCGATAGGAGCCGGCTTTATCCTGCTGCCGATAGGGGGGAAGGCGGTCTATGAGGCGGTGGCCAACAGGCTCGTCAAGGATCTGATCGAAGAGGGCGGAGAGGTAACCCAGGAGAGGCTCAGTGAGATGGGCCAGCGCGCGTGGCAAGAGACGCTCTCGGAGCTTCCGGCTGACGAAGCTGTGAAGGCAGCGGCCGACCGAGCCCGAGCTCTAGAGAGTGGGTTCGCGGAGTTAGCAGGGACAGCCGACCAAGAAGCTAAAGACCTCTTGGCTAAAGAGGCAGCCCACAACCGCTTCGTCATTGAAAGCCGGGCAAAGAACGAAGGCTTTGACATCCCTCCCAAGCTCAAGGCGCAGTTCGAAGAAGGGCCCGGCGCCCAAGCGGTAGCCAAAGAACTAACACGGGGAGGACCCACTACAGTGAGAGAGGGCCAAGCTGGCCTCTTCCCTGAGGAAATCGTGGCTCCCCCTCCCAAGCGCGTAGCTGCCGACGTCGTTACGGACGAGGGTCGCGAAGGCGTGGCCGCCCTGCAACTGGCCCGAGAGGAGGCAGCTTCCGCTCGCAGAGCAGCCGCCGAAAAGAGCGTGCAGGAATGGAAGGAGTTTAAGAGGAACTACGACGACACCCTAATGGAAGGCGTCCGAGCAAGTGGCATGGCAGACGCTGCCGCGGAACGCGAGGCAAAAGAACAGGCTGCAGCAGAGATGACTGATCGTCACTCCAAGCAGCGTGCCCGCAACATACGCGAGCAGGCGCTCGCAAGGAAAGCAGAGCAGGAGGCACAGGCCCAAGGGTCCGCTGCGCTTGAGCGCTTTCAGTCACAACAGCGCGCCGCTGGAATCCGCGACGAGGCAGCCGCTGCGAGTCGTGCCTCAGACACCGAGAGGATATCTGAGATGGGCGCCGAGGCTGCGGCTCTTGAAGAAGCTCAGGGGATTCAGTCAAGGTTGGGAGCAGGGGTGCCGGAACCATCGGTCGCACCCGTGGCGCGGGATACCCTCCAGAAGTCGGAGAGGAGGCCTCGCATTTGGCTGTTCGAGGACCCAGACCATTTGGGTTACGCCGGAACGGAGGAAGCCTTAGGCTTCGGAAAGGCTCTTGACGCGTTTCACGACGCTCGTGGAACGGAGCTGAAACTGAAGAAGAGGGTTCCCCCCGCGCTCCACGCTTCACAGCGTGGGCCGTTCGACCCCGATGGGCCGGAGGATTGGGTGAGGTTCTACCTGACTCCGTCTGGAGGGCCCGTGAACTTGGAGCCAGGGCACGCGGATTACCTCCCCGTTCAGCCACTGCGGGACGCCACCCAAGCAAAGAAGAAGGCGCTGGAGGATCTTGAGGATGCGTTCAAGTCCCTCCCCGAGGGGAGAGAACGTCTAAGGGCCGAAGAGTTACTATCGGAGTCGAGATACAAAGACGCCTACGACGACGGACACGCATTCAACAATACAGGAGCGTTCAACCGCCATCATGCGATGCGGTTCATAGATGAGGCGGACGCGCACTATGAGAAAACTGAAGGGCTCAAGGCGGCGTTCGCAGACGCGACCGCAGAGCGGGACAGAAAAGTGAGAGGAGCTACGACAGAGGAAGAGGCTCTTCGGCAGACCATCGAGACGACTGACGACCCACACCTTTGGGACGAGGCGCGCACCCGCTTAGACATGGGGAGTGCTCCGCCTCCGCGCGCCACCACTGCGCCTGCAGACCCCCACGCTTCCTTTCGAGAGATGGCGGAGGAGTTCGACAGGAGCGGAGGAATGGGCGCCATGGCTGCCGCCGACGAAGCCGTCGAGGTCTCCTCCACGCCGCTGGTGTCCCGCGGACAAGGGAGAGGGGACTCACATTACAAGCCCAAGGCTAAGGAGCCTACGCAAGCAGAGACGGCGATGCTGAGGGGCGAATGGAAACCAAAAGGAAAGCCGGCTGGAGAGGAGCCCCAGCCCAAGGCAGAGCCCAAAGAGAAAAAGGGCTGGTTCTTCAAGCGAAAGAAGAAGGCCGGCAAGGGCGCTATCTTGGATGAGCTAAAGCCAAAGGGGCTCGCTGCCGACTTGGACTTCGAAAGAGCACAGCTAGAAGCTTACGACAAGGCAGCCGCAGCGGCGAAAGAGGAAGTGAAGAAAGCCCCACCTAAGAAGAAGCCCTTGAGTCATGAAGAGAAGCAAGCAGAACGCCGGAGGCAGAATGCCCCGAGCCCCAGTAACGCGGTAGCGCGAGAGAAGGCTCGGCAGCAGGAGCCTAAGAAGAAGAGTAAG